TTATTCCTCAAGGAGTTTTTGATGACTTCCACTGCAATCTCCGCGCAGGGCTCGACCCTGAAGGTCGCGACCGGCTCGGGTGGTGCGTTGACCATCACATCGATTGCCGAGGGCAATCCGACCATCGTCACCTCCGCCGGCCACGGCCTGTCGAATGGCGACGTCGTGACGGTCTCCGGCGCGAGCGCCCCCGCCAGCCTGAATGGCAACTACGTCGTGTCCCACGTGACCACCAACACGTTCGCGATCGATGTCGATACGACCGGCGCGGCGGCGCTTGCCGGGTCGCCGATTGCGACGCCCGTGCAATGGACGCAGATCGGTAACTTCAAGACCCTCAAGGGCTTCGACGGCAAGGTCGTGAAGCTCGATGCGACCAACTTGTCGAGCACCGCGAAGGAGTACAAGGCGGGGCTGCTCGATCCCGGTCAGTTCACCTTCGATGTCGATATCGACCTGTCCGATGCGGGGCAGACCGCGCTGCGCAACAACCTCGCGAACGCAACCATCTCGCAGTACAAGCTGACGCTGCCCAACGCGCATACGGCCACCTTCTCCGCTTTCGTCGAAACCTTCCCGTGGGATGGCGGCGTCGACAAGCTCGTGACGGCGAGCGTCAACCTCATCGTCACGGGCCCAGTGACCTACGCGTAACACTCATCCCTTCAGGATCATCATGACCATTCTCACCAAAGATCAGATTCTCGCCGCCAACGACCTCAAGACCGAAAGCGTCGACGTTCCCGAGTGGGGCGGCACGGTGCTCGTGCGCACGATGATGGGCAGTGACCGCGACGCGTATGAAGCGAGTCTCATCAGCCGCGACGCTTCCGGCAAATTCACCACCGACACCAGCAACCTGCGTGCGAAGCTCGTCGCGATGACCCTGGTGGGCGAAGACGGCAAGCTGCTCTTCTCGCCGGACGAGGTCGCGCAGCTGGCTGCGAAAAGCGCGGTTGCAATCGGTCGTATCTTCGAGGTCGCACAACGGCTCAATGGTCTGTCGCCGGGGGCCGTCGAGGACGCCGCAAAAAACTCCGACGCCGCCCCGAGCGGCGCTTCGCCTTCCGCTTAGCGTTGCGCCTGGGCAAGACCGTCAGACAGTTGCTGGCCGAGCTCGACAGTGCCGAACTCACCGAGTGGCGTGCGTACGACGAGATCGAAGGGCTCGAAGGACGCGCCGACCTGCGTGCGGGCATTGTTGCCGCGGCGGCCGCGAACCATGGCTTTCGGCAACTGAAAGAACCCTATACGGCCGCGGACTTCATGCCCTTTCTGAAACGCGCCGCGCCCGCGCCGATCCTGCTCGAGGATCCGGCCGAGCAATCCGCGCTGATCCTGTCCGCCGTCTTTAACCGCAAGGTGACCTGATATGGCAATGGGGTCGCTCGTCATCGAACTGCAGGCGAATGTGGCACGCCTGCAGGATGACATGGGGCGCGTGAACCAGGTCATCGAAAACCGCCTGCGCGCGATCGACTCAGTGACAGCCCGCACCGCGCGGCAGATCGAAAACATGGCGCAGGCTGGCCGCGCGGTCCGTAGCGCTGACGGCGTCGAGCAGATGGCGAAGGAGATGGAGCATCTGTCGCATTCGACCGTCGGGGCGCGGCGCGAAATGCTCGTGCTGGCCCACGAGCTGGCCACGGGTAATTTCAAACGCGCAGCCGGCTCGCTTATGGTACTTGGGGAGCGGCTCGATATCATGGGCGCCGTCATGAGCCCTGTCGGGTTGGCGGTCGGCGTGCTCGCGGGCGGCGTTTTGCTCTTGGCTGCAGCGGCCGTCAAGGGCGCGATGGAGTCGGCCGCGTTTGCGCGCTCATTGCTGCTTACCGGCAACTATGCGGGGCAAACCGAGGGCACCTACAACGCGCTCGCCCGCCAGGTTTCCGCGACGACCGGAGCGACCATCGGCGCGGCGCGCGAAATGACACAAGCGCTCATGTCCACCGGCCGCATCGGTAACGAAGCCATCGGCACGGTATCGCTTGCCGCAACGCGCCTAGCCGACGTGAGTGGCCAGAAAAGCGAAGAGGTCGCCAAGGACTTCGCGCGTATGTCCGACGGCGTGCTCAAATGGGCCGTCGAAGCGAACAAGCAATATCACTTCGTCGACGGCGCGATCTACGACCATATCAAAGCGCTCGAAGACGCCGGTGACAAAGAGCAAGCGATGATCGTCGCATCGAAGGCGCTCTATGACTCGCTCGGCACGAACGCGACGCAGAACCTGGGTCTCCTTGAGCGCGCATGGCATGGCGTCAAGAGCGCCGCGTCGTCGGCTTGGGATGCGATGCTCGGCATCGGCCGCGCCGAGACGCTGGACGACCGCATCTCGAAGGTCAAGGAGGAACTCACGCGCATCCAGGGCGCGCGCGCCGGCGCGGCCGGCGGCATCAATGCTGATATCTACGATAGCCAGTACAACGCGGCTACCGCCCTGCTGGGCCGCCTCACTTCGCAAAAGCGAAACCAGGAGGACAACGCCGCGCAGCAGGCGGCCCGCAAACTGCACGACGAGCAGGTCGTCGAGGCCAAACAGTACTGGGCTCGCCTTGTCGAAGCGCATCACACGGGCGCCGAGCAGCTCAAAATCGAGCTCGACAAGGCGGCCCGCGAAGGTACGCTGGCGGGCGCGACGCCCGCGCAAATCGCTGAACAGCAAGAACGCATCCGTAAGCAATTCGCGCACGGTGGCGGCGGCATCGAGCACGCTGACCTCGAATCCTTGCTCAAGCCGCTGCAGGACCAGATCCAGGCCGAGGATAAGCTCCTGGCGTACCGCGAGCGGATGCTCAAGCAGTATTACGACGGTGACAAGCTCTCAATCCAGGACTATTACGCCGAGCGCCGCACGGTCATTCAGGCCAACATTACGNGCATTACCGCGCTGTACGACCAGGAGATCGCGGCCATCGAGACGAGCGCCTCGAAGTCGGCCGACGCGCGCGCACGGATCGAATCCAAGACGCGCGCCGACGCGCTGCGCGACCAGAAGCAACAGGCGCTTCTGTCGTCGTCCGAGCAGCTTCTGAGTCTCACGGACGAGCAGGCCACCGCAACGGCCAAATACCGCGACGAGGTCACGAAGCTCACGGCCGAACTCGACAAGCTACGCCGCACTCAGGGCAACAGCGCGGGCGACGAGTTCGACCGGCAGCACGGCAAGTTGCAGGCGCAGGCCACGGTGGCGGGCGATACGGACACCCTGAACACGCTCGCGGCCGCGCGCAGCGCCGCCGTGGCGCAAGCGCAGATGAATCAACTCAAGGAACGGGCGGCGGTGATCGACGAGCAACTTTCGATTGCCGAGAAATCGATCGCGCTGCAAACGCAGACGGGGCAACAGGGCGAACTCGAGGGCATGCGCAAGCTCGGCGAAGCGCGCTTGGAGGCGGTGGCGCAGCTTGCGCAAATCGCACAGCAGATGCAACAGATCGCCGATGCGTCCGGCTTACCGGCGCTCCAAACGCAGGCGCAGCAATTCAAGTTGCACGTGCAGGAAGTCCAAGCCTCGACGAACGTTCTTGGCAAGTCGTTGAACGACATTTTCGCGAAAGGCCTCGCGAACATGCTCGACAACACGATCACGCGCACGAAATCGCTTCGTCAAGAATTCCTCGACATGGCGAACAGCATCGAGCAGGCGATCACCCGCATCGTGGCCACTGACCTCGCGAATCAGCTTTTTGGGACGGGGGGAGGCTCGGGCGGCGGGGGCTTGATCGGTCAACTCGTCGGTCTGGTTGGGGGATTATTTGGCGGCGCGAGCGGCAGCGAGGCCATCGGCGCATCAGCGACGAGCACGCCCGACGACCTCATCAGCGGCTATCGCGCTTCAGGCGGCCCCGTGCTCACGGGCGGTATGTACGAGGTCAACGAGCGTGGCCCCGAGCTACTCACGGTCGCCAACCGGACGTTTCTCATGATGGGTCAGGACAGCGGCAGGGTTACGCCCATGAGCAGCAGCAATGGCGGCGGCCGTCAGAACACGTTCCATCTCAATATCGCCGTGCCTCCCGGAACGACGCGGCAAACGGCGCAGCAGCAGGCGGCCGAAATCATGCGGCATGCGCAAATTGCGATGGCGAGGATCGGATGACGACCTTTCTCGAATCGCCGCGCTTTCCCGACAACATCGCGTTCGGGGCGACGGTTGGGCCGACCTATCTAACCGTCGTGAATCAGGTCTACTCGGGGCGCGACGCACGCATCGTCGCCTGGACGCAGGCACGCATTAAATTCGACGTGGGGCGCCGTGCGATGAGCGCCTTGGATACGGCGACGCTCGATGCGTTTTTCCGCAGCGTGAAGG